CTTGTAGTATCCTTGAAAAACAAGAAGCCTTGACAATCCATAAAAAGAAGTGTCAAAGCCTCAATAATTACAATTTTATCCTTAACTTAATGACATTGTTTTTGAAAAAACCCCGTCCCCAATTGAACTTTAACCTGTCCCTTTTTGAATTGTTTCTTTTTCTAAACTATTTTACTATTCTATAATATTCTCGTTCTGTCACCATAAATACAATACAATAAATCACTGCAAAGACTATAATTGTTGCTATTGTGCATTCAATAAATAATGTGATGTTTGTCATGGAAAACATTGCCAGTAGTTTTGTAATGACTTTGAAGGCTGCTGCCACATGAATGATTGCCATAATAAGCGGCAGGAAGAAGATCATTAGCACCTGGCTTCGAATGGATTTTTTTACTTCTTGTTTATCCATGCCAACTTGCTGCATAATCTTGTAACGGTCTTTGTCGTCGTAACCTTCGGAAATCTGTTTGTAGTAAATAATGAGTACTGTTACCATGAGGAACATGAAGCCGAGATACATGCCCATGAAGAAGAGGCTGCCATACAATTCGTAAAAGGAGTCTTTGTTAATTTGTCTTCCGCTACAGGAGCAGAAAGTTTCTGGAACTTGCTCACTCAGTGCTGTTCTGATCTGTTGTTCTACGTTCTTTTTTAATTCGCTGGAACCTTTCATATCGAAAGCCTCATAATAAGTCATTGCCATCAGGCTTGCTTTTGTTTCATCATTCTGTGTACTTTTTTCATAAGTCTGTTTTAAAATATTCAGAATCTGTTCTTCGTCTTTCATAATCATGTAAGTAATTGGAATATCTTTATCGTTATTTTTCTCATCTAATTTTGATTTGTCCAATTCTTTTTTCACATTAAATTTTGTATCATCTAAATAAATTTCATTCTGTCCGTAACTTTTTGTCTGAGTAGAAAAAAGAAGTACTTCTCCATCATTTAATGTCTCATTTTTTTCTTCCAGACGGTTATAGTCTGCAAGTGGAATCAGCACAACTGAACTGGACGTTTTGTCTGAATAATATTTATCAGGATCCAGAATCATCTTATTTCCATCCAGATAACCGGTCAGTTCTCCCAAATGATAAATACGTTCATTTTCAGCCTTCGTATTATTTTTTCTTATAATTTCCTCAATGATCGTATGCACTTTTTCTTCTGTCTGTGCGTTTGTTCTGCAAATGGTCACCTCGCATTCTCGTGGATATCTGACGCTGATAATGTCATTCATACCCACATAAAGGCAAACGGTAGTGGACACCATAATCAGTACCATCGTACTTAAGATGCAAATGTTTGCGAGCCCCACTGCGTTTTGTTTCATGCGGTAAACCATGCCGGATACTGCCGTAAAATGTTTTGCCTGGTAATAATATTTTTTATTTTTCTTTAACATTTTCAGGACTGCGATACTTCCTGCAATAAACAGACCATAAGTTCCGAGCACAACGCAGACAACTGCGAAGAAAAATTTTGTCATCGCATCCAGTGGATTTCCGGTCGTTTGCGCAATGTAATATCCGGTTCCAAGCAAAATCGCTCCCACGATTGCCAGAAGCCACTTTGTCTTTGGCTCACGCTCTCCTTGATCGCTCCCATGTAGAAGCTCTACCGGACTGACTATGCGGATCTGAAGCAAATTATAAAGAAGAATCAGTACGAAAATTGCCATAAAAAATACAAAGGTCTTCTCCAGCACCGGAATCTCTACCGTAACTTTCACGCTGATATCATAATGTAAAAGTTTTCCAAGTACAAGATACATCAGCTTTCCAAATACAATACCTAAGAGTATACCACCGAAAATACTGATAAATGCAGTAATCACCGCCTCAATCGCAAGCATTTTTGCAATATGTCCTTTTCCCATACCAAGAATATTGTAAATCCCGATTTCCCGCTTTCTTCGCTTAATCAGGAAACTGTTCGTATAGAATAGAAAAATTACAGAAAAGATCATCAGCAGTCCATTCATATAGCCCATAATCATTTTCACATTTTTACTTAGCCCGTTATTTCCCTGTGCCATACCACCAACAATGTAGTACATCATAACAGAAAGTACTGCCATTAAAATGTATGGAACATACGTCTTACGATTGTTTTTCAGATTGGTGATTGCAATTTTTCCATAGATTTTGCTACTCAACGCGCTCACCTCCTGCTTCGAGAACAGTCAGTGTATCGGAAATTTTCTGATACATCTGTTCATCAGTCAGATTGCCACGGTACAACTGATGGAATACCTCACCATCTTTAATGAACATCACGCGATTTGCACTACTGGCAGCTTTCACACTGTGAGTGACCATGAGAATTGTCTGTCCATCATGGTTCACAGAAGAAAACAAGCGAAGAAGTTCCTGCGCTGCCTTGGAATCCAGTGCTCCGGTCGGCTCATCTGCCAGAACGATCTGCGGCTTGATAATCAGTGCTCTTGCCACTGCCACACGTTGCTTCTGTCCACCAGACACTTCGTACGGGTACTTTTCCAGAATTTTTTCAATACCAAGATGCCTCGCGATCGGCGCAAGGCGCTGTTCCATTTCTTCATATCTTCTTCCGGACAGAACCAGTGGCAGAAAAATGTTATCTTTCAGTGTAAATGTATCTAACAAATGAAAATCCTGAAATACAAATCCAAGATTCTGACGACGAAATGCAGACATTTCCTTTTCCTTAATCGTACTTAAATCTCTTCCCTTTAAAATGACCTTGCCACTTGTCGGGCAGTCAAGCTGTGCCAGAATATTTAACAGGGTACTTTTACCAGAACCAGACTCTCCCATGATTGCCACATATTCTCCCGGCTCTACTGAAAAATTCACATCACGAAGTGCCTCTACTTTATTGCCCCCAAAACGAGTCGTATATATTTTCTTTACATTTTTCACTTCCAATAACGCCATATCAATTTCTCCTTCTTTTTCATTGTATAAAAACTGCTTTCAAAATCCTGCGGACATGTCTTTCACACGATTTTTTTAACTTCTTTACACAATCAATTATAAAAAAAGAAGAAATGCATTTCCATTGATTTTGGTTACATTTCCCCCTGCTAATCTTACAATCTTGTCACTATTTACTCTACCTGTAAATTTTCTTTCATCAGATACAATAACACCCGTGTTCCTTTTCCCAACTTAGATTCTACTCGAATCTGGCAACGGAGCTTCTCTATAATCTGCTTACATAAGTAAAGACCGATGCCTGTAGATTTCTTATCACTTCTTCCATTATACCCGGTGAATCCCTTTTCGAAAATACGCGGCAAGTCTTCTGAGCATATACCGATGCCTGTGTCCTCAATTACAAGCCAATCATCTTCCATATAAATAGAAATGCTTCCTTCGACTGTGTATTTCAATGCATTGGACAAAATCTGCTCCAGTACAAAAACGAGCCATTTTTCATCTGTCGTAACGGTTACCCGAAGTGCTTCATAATGTAATGCCAATTTCTGCATGGCAAACATACGGGAATACTTCTTAAGTGCCTGCTTTACCAGATTGTCCAAAGCATATTCCTTCAGCATAAGATCTCCCGACATGTCCTCCATACGCACATAAGTCAGAACCATTTCCACATACTGTTCTGTCTTAAAAAGTTCTGTCTGCATATCCTGCAAAAGCTCATAAGTTCTGGCATCTTCCGTGTCGCCGGCTGCCTGCGCAAGCACTTTCATGGCAGCAATCGGTGTCTTGATCTGATGCGCCCACATACTGTAATAATCTTTCATTTCCTGGCGCCCAATCCGCTCCGCTGATTGCAGATCAGACATTTTCTTATACATATTTTGAATAATTGCCTGATACTCTAACTCGATATATGACCTTGTCGCCGGAAGATTTTCCGTCACCTCTTCCAAACGCTGCTTTGCCTCAATGACTGCCACACCATTCTTATAATATTGGTTAAATTTGAAAATTCCATATCCAAGCAGCCAGATTGCGGAAAGAAAAAATGCATAGTTCACCGCATCAACTGGCAAGTTGCTCAGGCTGAAAATGACATAAAACACACCAATGAATCCAATATACAGGCAGATATCGCCTCTTTTTTCTTTCAAAAAACTCCCCAGCAGCTTTATCATTCCACAATATACCCAATTCCTTTCTTCGTCTGAATCCAATTTTCTGCTCCGATTTCTTCCAATTTCTTTCTAAGCCTCGCCACATTCACTGTCAATGTATTATCGTCAATGAACTCATCACTCTCCCACAACCTCGTAATCAGATTTTCCCTGGAAACAATCCGTCCTGAATCCTCCATCAGAAGCTTCAGAATCCGGAATTCATTTTTCGTAAGCTCCACCGACTGACTCCCACAGGTCACTGTCGCATCATTAACATTTAGCATCACTCCTGCATGCTCAAGTACGTCCATCGTCCCACGGAATGCATAAGCTCGCCGAAGCACCGCCTGCACCTTCGCCGTCACTACACTAAGGTCAAATGGTTTCTCCACAAATTCATCTCCGCCCATATTCATGGCCATAACAATATTCATATTATCATTTGCCGATGATAAGAAGATAATCGGTACTTTTGAAATCTTGCGGATCTCCTGGCACCAGTGGAACCCATTAAACAATGGCAATACAATATCCAGGAGCACAAGCTGCGGCTCATACTCCCGGAAATCTTCCATCACATTCTTAAAATTCGTCACACAATACACCTCATAATCCCATGTTCTTAAATGCTCCGCCAGCACATTTGCAATCGTCCGGTCGTCTTCTATAATTAAGATTCTATACATACATCCTCCTAAGTCACCCGTTTGGCAATAGTGTAACTGATTTTTTTCGATTTGTGTATAGTTCTCCTCAAATCTTACAAAAATTTAAGGTTCCGTGTTAAGTCCGAATCTCCCAGCTGATATAAATCTTTCTTTTATTCTCTACTCCGCAAAGAATTTTGCTTTCACGTCTTCCACCGGCATTTCCTGGCCTGTAAACAAATGAAACGCCTCTGCCCCCTGCCACAGGAGCATACCTTTTCCACCGACCACACATTTCACACCGGCTTCTTTCGCCTCGCGCATCATACGTGTCTCCTTCGGATTATAAATAATCTCCGCAACAACCAAATCTTCCCTATATACAGAAGTGTCCTGGATCATCGTCCCTTTCTCATTCGGTTTCATGCCCACATTTGTTGCATTTACAAGAATATCACTCTCTCCAATACTCTTATACAATGCTTTTTTATCTGCCATATCACAGACCTGTATCTTGCACTCTGGTGCAAATTCTAATATTTTCTTCGCAATCTTCTCAAGCTTTTCGAAGTTTGCTCCCTTTCGGTTAAACACATGAATCTCGGAAGCTCCGTCCAGTGCAAGCTGTACAAAAATTGCAGTTCCGGCTCCACCACCGCCCATAAGTGTAATTGTCTTATCTTTTACAGAGACGCCGTGTTCTGCAAGATTTTTCACAAATCCGACTCCGTCTGTATTGTGCCCAATTAGTTTTCCATTTTCATTCACTACCGTATTGGAAGCGCCCATGATCTGCGCTGCCGGAGACAACTCATCGACCTGTCTTGCAACTTCCATCTTGCATGGCATCGTCACATTAAAACCGCGGATCTTAAGAAGTCTCGCCGCATCCAGAAATTCTCCTACCTGGTCTTCTTTTATCTCAAATGCCATGTAGGCATAATCAAGTCCTAATTTTTCAAAGCTGTAATTGTGCATTGCCGGAGAACCGGAATGTCCCACTGGAGAACCAATCAGTGCTAATAATGTCGTTGTTCCGCTAATTCTTTTTTCCATGTCATGTACCTCTTCCAGTCATTATATAATATTATCAATTATGTTCTAAAACAACTGATTTTCTGATTCCAATTATAACACACCGCTAAACTGACCGCACTCTTTAATTATCTTACATTCTCAGAGATTGTTTTCACTTTCAAGAATGCCTCGGCATTCTTGCTGCGAGGTGCGCGTCATGCAATTGCATGACATACTTCTACTGCGCACCTCTGCAAGTCTACACTCCGTTTCGGTCGGCGCAAAACCATTGTCCACCGGACAATGTGCGCCCTACCGGAGGCTATATCAGCTGGGGGATTGACTCCACCACTGATACCAGCTTGTTTCTCACCACCTATAGAGGCGGGAGTCATCTTCCAGCTGATATAAAAAGACAGCCACGACACATTTTGTGCGCCATGGCTGCCTTTTTCAATACCACCCTCATCTCATGATATTTTCTACTTTCAAGAATTCCTATACTGCCTGAATCTTTGCAATGTCCACCAATGTCAGTTTCTGAATATCTGTATTCTCCAGACTGGTGATCAGTGCTTTTGCTGTATCGATAGCTGTCAGTACATTGACACCCGTCTCAATTGCACTTCTTCGAATTACGAAACCGTCTTTGGAGTGTTCTGCTCCCTGTGGCGGAGTATCAATAACAAGATCTATCTTATGTCCAAGAATCAAGTCCATAAGGTTCGGAGTGCTCTGTTCAATCTTGTTGACCGCAATTGCTTTCACACCTGCTTCTGTAAGCGCTTCTGCTGTTCCTTTTGTCGCAAAAATCTTGTATCCGATTTTTTCAAAACGTTTACCAATTTCTACAGCCTCATCCTTATCCTCATCACGGACAGTCATGATCATATTGCTGAATTTCGGAAGTTTGATTCCTGCACCTAAGAACGCTTTATACAGTGCCTCGTCAAATGTCTTGGCAATTCCAAGGCACTCTCCTGTGGACTTCATTTCTGGTCCAAGGCTGATATCTGCATCACGGATCTTCTCAAAAGAGAATACCGGCATTTTAACTGCATAGTAATCTGCCTCCGGCTGAAGTCCCGGTGTGTATCCAAGTTCTTTGATCTTGTGACCGATAATCACTTTTGTTGCCAGTGGAACAATTGGAATTCCAGTTACTTTACTAATGTATGGTACCGTACGGCTGGATCTTGGGTTTACCTCGATAACATAAACCTCTTCACCACACACAATGAACTGAATATTAATCAATCCGATGACATGCAGGGATTTTGCAAGTCGTCTTGTATATTCTTCAATAGTACGTTTTGTCTTATCAGAAATACTCTTTGCAGGATATACAGAGATACTATCTCCGGAATGGATACCCGCACGCTCAATATGCTCCATAATACCTGGAATCAGGATATCTTCTCCGTCACATACGGCATCGACCTCAATCTCTTTTCCCTGTAAATATTTGTCTACCAGAATCGGGTGATCCTGCGCAATCTGATTGATGATTCCGATAAATTCCTCGATATCATTATCGTTAATAGCAATCTGCATACCTTGTCCGCCAAGCACATAGGACGGTCTTACCAGCACCGGATAGCCGAGTCTGTTCGCAACAGTCTTTGCCTCCTCAGCTGTAAATACAGTTCCACCAGTAGGCCTTGGAATCTGGCATTTTTCCAGAATTTCATCAAATAATTCGCGGTCTTCGGCTGCATCTACATCTTCTGCCTTTGTACCAAGAATTGGCACTCCCATTTTCATCAATGCTTCTGTCAATTTAATTGCTGTCTGACCACCGAACTGAACAACTGCTCCGTCCGGCTTCTCCAGGTCTACAATGCTCTCTACATCTTCCGGTGTCAGCGGCTCGAAATAAAGCTTATCGGCAATATCGAAGTCCGTGCTGACTGTCTCCGGGTTATTATTGATGATAATTGTCTCGTATCCCTCTTTTGCAAATGCCCATGTACAGTGTACGGAACAGAAATCGAACTCGATTCCCTGTCCGATACGGATTGGACCAGAACCAAGGACAAGAACCTTTTTCTTACCGGAAGTCTCTTCTACTTCATTTTCACTTCCAAATACAGAGTAATAATACGGTGTTTCTGCCGCAAACTCAGCGGCACAGGTATCTACCATTTTGTAAGATGCGGTAATACCGTATACCATTCTAAGATCATGCACCTGTCTTTCTGTAAGACCTGTCAGTCTTGCGATAACCTCGTCCGGGAACTCCAGGCGTTTTGCTTCTTTTAATAATTCCTTTCCAATTCCACCACGTCCGGACGCTACTCTTGGCGCGCATGCACGCAGAGACTGCTCCATCTCTACCAGGTTTGCAATCTTATCGATAAACCAAATATCAATCTTTGTAATCTTATGTATTTCTGTATAAGGAATTCCTCTTCTAACTGCCTCTGCAATCTTCCAGATTCTCTGATCGTCTACTACGTCCAATGCGTTCATCAGTTCTTCTCTGGAAAGATGACTGAAATCATAGGACATAAGACTGTCCACATGCTGTTCCAGAGATCGGATTGCTTTCATAAGCGCTCCCTCAAAATTATCACAAATACTCATGACCTCTCCGGTCGCCTTCATCTGTGTAGTCAGTGTACGTTTTGCACTGATAAATTTATCAAATGGAAGTCTCGGAATCTTAACAACACAATAATCAAGCATCGGTTCAAAACTTGCATATGTCTTCTTTGTAACTGCATTTTTAATCTCGTCAAGTGTATATCCAAGCGCAATCTTTGCTGCTACCTTTGCGATTGGATAACCCGTAGCTTTCGATGCAAGCGCAGAAGAACGGCTGACACGTGGATTTACTTCAATAACACAATATTCAAATGATTCCGGATTCAGGGCATACTGTACGTTGCAGCCTCCTGTAATATTAAGCTCACTAATGATATTGAGGGCTGATGTACGGAGCATCTGATATTCTTTATCGCCCAGCGTCTGAGACGGTGCTACAACAATACTGTCTCCGGTATGTACACCAACCGGATCAATATTTTCCATATTACAAACCGTGATACAATTTCCTGCTGCATCACGCATTACCTCATATTCAATCTCTTTCCATCCTGCGATACAACGTTCAACAAGTACCTGACCCACACGGGAAAGACGAAGTCCATTTTCAAGAATCTCTACAAGCTGACGTCTGTCATGTGCAATTCCACCACCGCTTCCGCCAAGAGTGTATGCCGGACGAAGAACGACCGGATATCCAATCTTTTCTGCAAATTCGATTCCGTCCTCTACGCTTTCAACTACAAGTGATGCTGCACATGGTTCGCCAATTTTTTCCATTGTTGATTTAAATTCCAGACGATCCTCTGCCTTCTTAATTGTCTGAGCTGTTGTTCCGATCAAGCGGACATTATGTTCTTTGAAAAACCCCCGCTCTTCCAATTCCATAGCAAGATTCAGCGCTGCCTGTCCTCCCAGAGTCGGCAGGACACTGTCTGGCTTCTCTTTCATAATAAGCTGTTCAACAACTTCTACCGTCAATGGCTCTATGTATACTTTATCAGCAATATCCTTGTCCGTCATAATAGTCGCAGGATTTGAATTCAACAGCACAACTTCCAGTCCTTCTTCTTTCAAAGAACGACATGCCTGTGTACCCGCATAGTCAAACTCTGCTGCCTGACCAATGACGATAGGGCCAGATCCAATTACAAGTACTTTCTTAATTTCTTTATTTCTTGGCATCTTATTTGTCCCCCTTCATCATCTCAATAAATCTGTCAAACAGGAATGTAGAATCCTGTGGCCCCGGGCATGCTTCCGGGTGGAACTGTACAGTGTATATCTTCTTGCCTATGTAATTTAATCCTTCGTTTGTTCCATCATTGACATTGATAAATGCTTCTTCTGCAACATTCTTATCCATAGTATTATAATCAACCGCATATCCGTGATTCTGCGAGGAAATGTAAACGCGTCCCGTAGACAGATCTTTTACAGGGTGATTGCCACCTCTGTGACCATATTTTAATTTATATGTCTTTGCACCATATGCAAGAGCCATCAACTGATGTCCCAGACAAATTGCAAATATTGGAATGTCTGTCTCTGATAATTTTCGGATCTCTTCTATAATAGAAACACAAGTTTCCGGATCTCCAGGACCATTGGATAACATGATTCCGTCCGGATTAGATTTTATGATTTCTTCTGCTTTTGTGTCTGCCGGATAGACAGTCACTTCACAGCCTCTTTGAATTAAAGATTTTGAAATATTATTCTTTGCCCCAAAATCCATAAGTGCCACTTTAAATTTTTCTCCTGGAAAAACATGTTTCTCGTCGCAGGTCACCTTTGATACAACATCTCCAACGGTGTACGCCTTAAGTTTTGGAATGATTTCATCTAAATTATAATTCTCATTTGTAGTAATCATACCATTCATGGTTCCCTTTTCCCTGAGAATCTTCGTCAATGCTCTTGTATCCACGCCTTCAATTCCTGGAATGTCCTGTGCAGCAAGGAAATCCTGAATTGTACCGTTGCATCTGAAATTACTTGGCATTCTGGATAATTCTCTTACAATATATCCGTCCGGCCATGCTTTCTTTGACTCCATATCTGGTGTGATTCCATAGTTTCCTATCAGTGGATAAGTCATCACAACGGCCTGTCCGGCATATGAAGGGTCTGTCAGCACCTCCAGATATCCGGTCATTGACGTATTAAAAACAATCTCACTGATCATATCCCTCGTCGTCCCGATACTTTTTCCCTCAAAGACTGTCCCGTCTTCTAGAATTAGAAATGCTTTCATATATTCACCCTTATCCTTTCTGTTACTTCTAGTCTGCTCTAAAGCTTCCCAAATTGTTAAAAGTATACTATACTTATTATCCTTTTTCAACCCAAAAAAAGTATTTTTTAACAGTTTTTTATCTACTTTCGACAAAAACCATTAAAATAGTCGCTAATTTTAATGGTTTTTATTTTACGTTAAAAAATTGTTTTTTTCGTCAATATGCCTGTTATATTGGTTTTATCCATACTTTTTCGTTTAAAATCCGGTTGATATTTTTAGCATTTAGGATGGGATATATTTCAATTCTTTTTTTAAGAATATTTCCAGAAAATTGTAATTTTATTCATTTTTTTGTCATCTATGTAACTGTAGGAGACCTCTGTCAAATGATACCACTGCGCCAGATTCTGTGCAGCACGCTTCACCTCGTTATTTAAAATGTCTTCTTTTGCAGTTTTATAAACTGATTCATCGGAATATTTCAGTACAACTTTCGTCTTTCTCTCCGAAATCACCTGGTTCATTGCTTTAAGCGCCGTCTGACCATCATATTCTGTATAATACATTCCATTAACTACATAATAATTCAAATCCATCTTCGTACAATCTGGAAGTTCTACTTCCAAATCCGGCGTATGAGTCCGAAACAACTCATCATCATCACAAAGCATATAATCGTAGCTGATATTGTCACGAATTTCGTCATCCATTACATTTTCAGCCTCCTCTTCCGACTCCTGGAAAATTGGATCTCCCCACGTCACATCCACATAATAATAATCGCCGTCACATTTCACCAAATTCCATGCATGAGGGATCTTATGACCATCACCATCACTGAAAGATTCTGTCACCTCCCCAGTAACATAAGTGCAGAACAGCCCCTGCTTCTCCATGAGATACTGCATTGCTTTAGAATAACCGGCACACACTGACTTTTTTCCAATAAATACACTGCAAATATTTTGGTTATCTTCTGCTGCATCATCATAATCCACCTGATTCACAATATACTCATAATCATAAAGAATCTTCTCATAATCCGAAGCATTTTCACTGATACCGGACAGACACTCCGACACCTCCATGTCAATCTGTGTCTTCTTTTTCTCACATTCTTCTTTCGTATACAAATATCCCGGCATCACAGACGTATAATTCTGAAGTCCAGAATAGGCTGTGGAAGAAGCTGTCCCATCGCTCCAGAAAATCTCTGGATAATCATTCAACACATAAACAAGAAGTTCATTAACACGTTCCGGCTTCTGGCTGTGCACATGAATTTGCTCTACATGTTCCAAAAGCCCCTGCAAAAGCTCCTGATACACTGTCCGCTCTTCTTCACTTAGTTGCTGATAATAAAATTTACCGTCCATTTCTACGATTTCTTCTGAAACATGCTGATATATCACCGGATCCTGACCAATTAATTTCAGCATGACATCTTTTATATTGCCATATTCCCTGTATTGATATACTCCACAGACAATCAAAACTCCCATTACTAAAATCAGGAATCCCAAACCTCTATGGCGTCTTCTTTTCTTCTTTTTTTCCATCTATAATCCTTTCTTCACATCTCACACATTTTCTTTCTCTATCATACAATAAAAGTAATCTAGTTTCTATGAGGTATTTTTTATTATGAGCATTTTTCATATAACCGACACGCCGGATTGGGGGCAGTTGAAAATAAATCTGACTTCCAGGATTCATGCACATCCTATTGAAAATGCACGTATTTCGATTTCATACACTGGAGTCCCTGATGAGACATTGGAAGAGTTGACTACAGATTCTTCCGGTCAGACCGACACCATTAATCTTCCTGCACCTCCAATTGAATACAGCTTAGATGAAACAAACGAATTGCAGCCCTATTCTGAATATACAATTTCTGTGGAAGCAGCAGGCTATGAATCTATCCAGATTGCAGGTGCTGAGATTCTATCCACAGTCACAGCTATCCAGAATATTTCCATGCGTCCGCTCATTCCTGACACAAATCAAAATTCTATTTATGTGATACCTGCACATACATTATATGGAAATTACCCGGCGAAAATACCGGAGGAAGAAATCAAACCATTAACCGAAAGCGGTGAAATTGTCTTAAGCCGGGTCGTTATTCCCGAATACATCGTTGTTCATGATGGAAGTCCGAGAGACTCCACCGCTAAAAATTATTATGTCCGTTACAAAGATTACATCAAAAATGTGGCATCCAGTGAAATCTATGCAACCTGGCCCACCAATACGATTCGCGCAAATGTACTGGCAATTATGTCCTTTACATTAAATCGGGTCTATACAGAATGGTACCGGAACCAGGGCTATGATTTTACTATTACATCTTCCACTGCATTTGACCACAAATGGATTCCTGAACGGAATATTTACGATTCTATTTCAATCATCGTAGATGAATTATTTGCCGACTATCTTGCAAGACCAAATGTAAGACAGCCGATACTTACACAGTATTGCGATGGAAGACAGGTTCAATGTCCAAATTGGATGACCATTTTGTAAGGACGTATAAAGAAGTTTCTACCTATTATATATGTCAGATTATACACTATCCTACATACTTCTTGCCACCATAATATGCAGCAATCCAACCACTTGGAATCTTGATCCAGATGTCACTACCGTTCTTGCGGACGTCCTTGCAGGTTACGCGAGTGCCTTTCTTGAGTCTCCCGTTATCGTGCGCGTGTTGCTGTGCATTACTGGATAACTCCGCATAAGATTTTTCCGGATTATTGGTTCCCGGACCGGTTCGGACGCTCAGGTCGTCCACCTGTGTTGTATAGACTTGTCCGACGACATAAGCTCTGGTACTCTTTGAAGCGGAAGTCACTCCAGATCCATTGTCCAGGACTACAACTGTATGTCCCTTGGTGTGTGTAGCAAGAATATCCCCTCGTTTCAGATATGTACTTTCCTTGCAGCGCTTATCATCTTTCAGGATTTCGAACGCTCCTGTCTTTCGCAAGGTTTCCAGCTCTGACGCCGTGTTGAAATCTCCAACCTGTATTCCGGCATATAAGCAACATACTCTGACCAGTGCAGAGCAATCTACCTCCACATCAACATTGACCTTGCTGAGATTATAGTTATACTTAACCGCAATCTTTCTAAGGCTGTCTCTGTGTGCCTGGCAATAACCGATGTGATTATTGTTGCACGCTGCTTCCATTGCCTGTGCAATCTTCTCTGCTACAGTTGGATCTTTCGGTCTTGCTACGTACCAACCTTTTCTGTGCAGATAGTAATTCTGTATAGACACTTCTCCACCGGTCTGATCTCCGGCTTTTCCTCCGGTGGTGGTGCCCTTCTCATTAATACGTGCGCTTCCAATTCTTACTGCCATAATATCACTCCTATCAATAAGAGGACGATTACTCGCCCTCTACTCTTCCTTGCCAATCTGCTTAATAATCTGATTCACATAATTACTTAGTCCTGCGACCAGTATTCCCTGTGTAATTGCTGCAAAGATTGCCGACAAGATATCCTGCGCTGTGGTAAATGCTGCCACTGATGCCACATAGATTCCACATACAAAGATTCCGACAATGCCAAGTACCAGTGGAATGTATTTATCTTTGATGAATGCTGCCTGCTTAAGCCACATTCCAAGGAAATACAATACCACTGCAACAACTAATAACTCCGGTCTTACATAGCTCATAATATCCATATTATCTAATCCTCCTGATCATGCGCTTGCTTATTTATATGCTTCTCAATCTTGTCTATTGCCTCAGTTACTGGACCATTGCACCCCTGCTCCTTAAGTCCTTTCAAGCAAGCAAGAATTCCATAAGTCAGCAAGCATTGTTCTGACTTTACTCTTTCGATTTCTACGTCCTGCTGATTTTGCTTTAAGTACCACTTGTACACCGCAAAAATAGCAGAGAAAATAACCACTACGGCTGTCAAAAGACTTCCGGCCATAATGATTGTGTTTACGTCTACATACACTCTATGTACCTCGATTCTTGAATTTTATGTATAAAAATAAGACCACTAGGGTCTTGCACGTATTTCCATGTATTCTCCTTTCTGCATAGAAAAAGAGAGGGGGTAGCCTCTCTAGTCTAAGAATATACACTGTCCAATGTTATTATTCCATGTATACCAACAAGAATGTCTGTTCTTTCCGTCTCAATACACCGCTTGACAAGTTTTCTATAATAACCACTATCTTTTACAATAACTTCGATATTGCTATAACCAAATGATAATTCTTCCGGTACCCTCCATTCTCTTTCATGCGTCCAATCAACAAACGATTCTGGATTTGTTAAATCTAAATCAACAATTCGCCAATATTCATTTTCCGGAAGTAACTTTTTCATAATCTCTTTATTTTCATAAATAACGGGTCTCCCACCTTTATTGTATATGAAGCTTTTATAAAACCTTACTCCAAATGGAGAGTATCTAATTTTATCACTTAGTATTTCTTCATATCTTAAATTCTCTGCAATAGCACCTAACGGAAGTTCTTGAAGACATACAGCTTTTCTTTCTCCATTTATAAATCCAGAATTCCCACTTCCATTCAATTTTTTATCTACTAAAATTTTCCATAAATTTTTAAATGCATCGTCTGCATCATTTCCTCGAGTTAAATGTGTAATTCTAGCAGCCATGTCATTTCTGTTGTTTAATCTGTCTCTCCATATTGTATGATCCAATTTCTTTCCTCCCTCCACCACCATTATACAGCAGAAGGAGATGTCTGCCAAGATTACTCTCTCAGTATCAACGCCAGCTTCTTGGCTCTAAGGTTGTCTCCACCACCGGCACTTACTTCCATATAGCATTCTGCATCGTTCTCCACGATTGTTGTTCCTGCATAAGTTACAAGAGTCTTGTATGCCTGGATTTCTTCTGGTGTGAGGTCGCGTTCGATCGGCTCTGCACGAACATATAATACGTGTGTATCCGTCTGCTCAACAATCTTTTTGAAAGATGCTATTGCCTTTGTGTTATCCGATGCATCATCTAAATCACTTGTATGCAATGAAATTGTAATATAGTTACTATTCACTTCTGCATTGCAACCAATTTTTCTCCCTCCCCAGGCGTCAGCATTATGTTGGCATATAGTAGCTAATGTTTTTGTATTTCCTACATGCGCATATTTCGTTAAGTACGCATAAAATCCAGTACCATTACTGGTATTAACATTCACTCCCCAGGTATTCCATTCGAGGTTGATATCTTTTAGCGGTAAGTCACATATATTCTGTACATACTTCCCACGCTTCAAATCCGCATAATCAGCTATCCACTGCTGACCATTGGCATCGGTGTAGTTTCCATCTGAGTCCACTGGAATAGCTGGGAGTCCGGTTGGGGTGCTGATGGAGAGTGGTCGTGGCGCCTCTTCCTTTTTGTAGATACGTGGATAGATTGTAGCGTTTACAGTATCGCCTTGTAATATCGGAAAGTACCAGTATTTAGGCACATCATTTTGCAGTATCTTAAAATTTTTACCATCAACCCATATATACTTTCCATTTCGTTCTACCACTACAGCTGGTTTCGCTATTGTTCTGTCAGCATAGTAATCTCCTGGCTCTAATTCTATCGGGAAAACCGGGCTATCTACATTTGCGGTTGCCGTTCCAGTAACCTTAATTCCACCAGGTTTGACATACTCAAATGTTACTCCGTTTTGGAATTTGGTACTGAACGGAGTAATATGCAACCATTTTTTTCCACACACCTCTACATTAACCTTATCTCCATAGAGCTTCGGAACACCGTCTGTATACGGTTCGTATGGGAGAGCGGTGTTTCCAAAATTCAGCATCAAGTCTGATACTATGAATTTGCCACCTTTTGACCAGTCAAATCTTATTTTTGAGCATTTTGCACTAAGCTCTTTTTCAGCCTTATATGCCCATAGCGTACCAACAATATTACTTTCCGAGTCCAATAAATTAATTCTGACATTAGCATGTTCCAGGTCGAAAAATTGAGAAACGCTCAACGTTGCGTCTACATCCTCTTTAGAAAATTGAAACGGAGCTCCATAAAGCAAATTTCCAGATATTTTCACAATATTAACTGTATAAGATGTTCCATTTTTTTTATATTCAATGCCGTCAACATTCAGCCTGGTATCCATATCGTATAACTGTGCTCCAGTGCTCCACTTCATGCCAGCGCTTACAATCTCCTGTGGATAATCTGGCGATGGGCTTGGTTGTCCGCCAGTGTAAGGTTCCCACGGGAGCGGAGATGTGCCCATGTTAAGCATAGGCTGAATCGTTATATCTATAGTTTTTTCACCGTATACACGTAACAAAAGATAGAGTTCCATATTATCTTCTGTTGTTTCTGTCTTGCTTGCCTCATTATTAAGTATATCGAAATATGGTAATCCTTCTGTCGTACTCAATGTGCATCTCATAAGAGTATTATCAATGTTAACTCCCATCGAAAGCGTGTATGTTCCAGCCAAAAGCTCAAATGTCGGTGCTATAAAATCCACCGTCTTTTCCGCTGTCCCGCTGATGTGTATTTTTCCATGCTCCATGTGTTCTACAGTTATACCGTTTTTCTCTTCTATACTTGGAGTTATGGTTGGGAATAGCTGCGCTCCTATGGTACGCTCCTGCTTGCTCCAGCCAAATACTTTCATCTCATTCATCGGATTATTTTTTAACGTATCCGTCATGATTGCTGGGTTCCCGGAGGCAGATATCTCTGCCCCGGTTCTGTTCTTGAGGATTTTATATAATAAGCTATCCATCATAACCACGGCCCCCATGTTCCATCATTGGCCATAATGCATGCATCAAGTGCAGGAGTGATTACTATACTGCCCGGAGTAACCCCCCCAGCACCGCTTAATCCGTCTATGTCCGAGAGCAGTGTCGGGAGCGTGTCCTCTTTCCTGTCCGCCAATAGTAACAGACGCATACCACCATCACTGTATGTGCGCTTAATATCAAGTAATCTAACCATTTTACTCCTCCTCAGTCTTCTACGATAATCTCATCGTAACCGTCGGTTTTTAAAATAGTGTCAACATCGTCTTTCCAGTTTTTGTAGAGGCTCGTCCGAACGAAATATGCACGGTATTTCTTCTGTCCTGCTGCTGTGCTTTTGTCTGCCTCCCTCATGATCATTCTTGCAATAAATGTAGTCATATCATTCATCCTTTCTTTTTCCTTTCTTACTGAGTTTCTTCTGTGCCATCACCGAGCAGTGCCGGCAGCACGTCTGTGAGGATACTGTCCACGGTAGCGATAAGCTCTGCAGTTTCATCCTCGCGGCTTTTATTGGCTTCTGTAAGATTGCCCACACGCTCTTCCAGTGCACCAATACGATCCATTGGTGATTCTTTTTCTCGATACATCACTACGCCTAGAATTCCGCCAATGTACTTCACAAGAGCGTTGAGATCGGTGTAATTCTCATAAGTTGCGACTGTGGACTCCCGTTCTGTCACGGTCATCTTTTGAGTCTTGAACTTATCCTGGAACATGGTTCGAAGTTCCTCTTCCGCTGCAGAGATGGTCTTAATTAGAAGGCTTCCATCTGTACGGATCGATGCCGACTGGACAACCAGCTCCGTTGCGTCATTGAAAATAATCTTCAATTGTTACTCCTTTCCAGGAGGAATACTTAATAAAATAGCAATA